GACTCGCGGTTATCCCATGTTCGTTTGCCGTGCTCTTTGTGCCAGGCCAATCCTTCCGCGCTTCCATGCCACTCAGATGATTTTTCTCTGACTCGATCAAGATGGGACAGTTGATCGTCAGATTTTCCCCGCTCAACTTGCTCGTCGTAATGCCGTTCAGCATGAGCAGCGGGCGAGATGAGATCAAGGTTGTCTGCGCAATTATTGAGCGGATTGCCGTCCTTGTGATGAACGTGCCACCCTTCAGGGATAACCCCGAAATTGTCTTTCCATATTTGCCTGTGCAACGAATCAACGCCTTTTTTGCGATCTGCAATACCCGGGTTGAAATACCTGCGATGCGCCAAATAGCGCGACTGCGGATATCTATAAAACCTGATCCCATTGTACTCAATGCACTCACCGATACGTTGGTAAATGCGTCCCGTGACTTTGGATCTTGTGGTTTGCATGGCGTTTTCTGATTATGGATGCAATCGGATACGCTTAGTATATCAGAATCTGTTATGTTTCCAATCTGTTTCCACCCATGCTGTGTCATTACAGGGTGATTTTTTGTCCCCATCAGGCAACTGCCGTCCGATAGCTCAATGCGCACAACCTGCGCTGCTCGATTTGTCATTCCGCTCCATGAAACCGGGAATGGCCCTGATCTTGTGATCACAACATCGCCAATCTTTACGTGCTGGATTTGAACAAGCCCAGAGGTTGTTTCAATCATGGTGCCGGCGACCAGGCATCCATCATCGTGTTGGCCCTCCGGGAACGACAGCAGCTCATCGCGGAACCAGGCCGGCACGCCGGACGGACTGTGCCTCACCTGGCCCTGTTCGTAGCGGGTCAGCAAGGGCAGGAAGCGCGTGAGCTTGTCGCGGTCCGGGCGCACCCCGCGCACCGGAAGTGATGTGGTGCGGGTCAACTCCTGGACCACGGCGGCCTGATACTGCGTCTGCTCGATGGCGATCAGCGTCGGCTTGTGACGGGCGGCCGCAGCCTTGATGCGATCCAGGACATCGGCGAAGCCGGCACGATGGCGCTCTGCCTCGATCACATAGACCAGGCCCGTCGCTGGGTCCCGGCTCATCGCCACGATGGCCGTCCAGTCGGCGCCTTCGCGCTCGCTGATGGCCAGGTCCACGCCAAGCACCACGGGCAGCCCGGTTGGCGCGATGCCGTCCTTGAGGTGATCCGGCTTGACCAGTCCGGCTCCGAAGGTGACAAACTTTGCCTCAACCTCCTGGGCGAAAACAAGGGCCGGCATGGTCGCCCGCTGCTCCTCCATCCACCCGGCAGGCAAATAGGGGTTGTCCATGCTCGGGGCTGTGTGCGAGGCCCAAGCCGGATCGGTTTCGGCCTTGCGGTACAGGTCGTGGAAATAGTTCACGCCCGATGGCGTGCTAATAAACCAGGCGTCGCCGTCCAGGTCCGCCAGGGTCCAGGCGATGGACTGCTCCCAGGCGTCCTGGAGGTGGCGGGCGTGGGCGGCCTCGTCGATCACGATGCGGGCGTAGAAGTTGCCGCGCCCGCACTTCATGGGGTTTTCCAGGGTCCAGAAGTCGATGCGCCCGCCGTTGCGGAACTCGATCACCGGGCGCGGCTGCGAGGTCGCTTTGCGGATTACCGGCGCGTACTGGCGGGCGATGTCCTGATAGACGCGGGCGAAATAACTGTCGTTGGGCGCGTACCAGGCGCAGGGCAGGCCCTGGCGCCCGCGTCCGTCGCGTCCGCCCAAGGCGCCGCCTGGCTGGTTGAGGATCACGTCCTGGAGCAGGTAGGTCTTTCCGTACCGACGGCCCATGCACGCGACATTCCGCTTGCGGGCCCCGGCCAGAATACGCGCCTGGCCTGGGTGGGGGGTGAAGGCGGGGAGGGTTAGGCGGGGCACGGCAACAGCCACTGGTCAATCACGGCTCGCGCAACCGCCTCAGTCATTCTCGGAGGTACACTCATGCCGATCATGTATTTGCCGATTTTGTCTGTCTTGGCGTGGTAGTCGTCGGGGAAGCTACCTAGGCGCTTCCATTCGCTGAAAGTAAACTTTCTTGGTGCGTCCCACCTTAAAAGCTGATCATACGCAGTCGCAGTTGGAAATGGGCTTAAAGGGGAAACCTTGATATGAGTAAAGTGTGATCCTTTCCCGCCCAGTCTTCGACACCCAGAGTCTAATCCTTCACCAGGACGTGTCGCGTGCCACTTTCTATATTGTTCAGCCTCAGCCGTAGACGACGAATCGCTTGCTGTTTGTGATATGTCTACGCAAGCCTCGCCCGCGCTAATCCACCGATGCCGCGGTGCCAACACAAGCGGCTGGCGATCAAGGTCGTTGCGCAGCGCACAGAAGAAAACCCGCTCCCGCCGTTGCGGAACGCCGCAATCGGCTGCATTGATCAGAAATAGTTGCGGCCTGTAACCAATCTCCTTGAGCCTCGCCATGATGAGTTTCGTGTAACCCTTGGCATTTCCGATTAGCATTCCTTTGACGTTCTCGGCAATGGCGACGCGCGGCTTTAGCCGCTCCACCAGGTCCAGGTAGTCAAAGAACAGATCGGATAGCACTTGCTTGGTCTGCCCTTCCCGAAAGTGCTTGTCCTTACCCCATGACTTCTCCCGACTCCCTGCCATGCTGAACGTGGAGCATGGCGGCGAGCCGTCTAGGATATCCAGGGCGAACAGGTGCGGCGGCAGGTCGGCGGTCAGTAGGTCACGGATTGGGCACAGGTAGTAAAGCGGCGGATTCAGGTTGCGCTTGTAGTGCCACGCCATTTCTGGGTCGATGTCGTTGGCTGCGACGATGGTACACCCGGCCCGCTTATAGCCCATACTTGATCCGCCGCCGCAAGCGAAGGTGGACATGACCGTTACGCCGTTGCTCGGCACGCTTGCCAGGTCCGCAAGGTCCCAGGAGCAATCAGGCCGGCTCATCGAACTCGAATCCGCATCGTGGGCATTTTGTGCCCATCTGGTAGTCGTCCGGGTCGATCTCTTTCGTGCTCGATTCTGGCGGCGCATCATCCGCCCCATTCAGCAGCGCATCAATCTCGCCCGCATCGAATCCAGTAAGCTCAATGTCGAAGCCATCGATGCGCAGGGCGGACAGTTCAAGCGCCAGCATGGCCTCGTCCCAGCCAGCCGACAGGGCCAGGCGGTTGTCGGCCAGAATATAGGCCCGCCGCTGGGTGTCAGTCAGGTGGCCGAGGCGCACGCACGGAACATCGGCCATCCCAAGCTGACGCGCCGCCATGACGCGCCCGTGGCCGGCGATGATGCCGTCCTGCCTATCGATCAGGACCGGGTTGCAGAAGCCGAACTCACGGATGCTGGAGGCAATTTGCGCCACCTGCGCCTCGCTATGGGTGCGGGCGTTCTTGGCATATGGGATTAGCCGCTCAATGGCGATCTGTTCAACTTGCATCATTCCGCCCCCGCGGGTTGCTGATCACAATGTCCTCTTCGCCGTGCACATCCAGGCCCCAGGCGCGGCGCTCGCCCTGCTGCTTGATCTCCAGGGCCGACAGGTTTTGCTTGGCGGTATCCGCAGCGAGCTTGGCGAGCGACCACGTTTCGCGATCGCCGACCTCGTGCGCCTTTTTCATCGCCACCAGGGCCGACTTGCGGAAGCCCTCAAGCTCGGCCCATTCGATGCGATGCCGAGCGGTGACCGCGGCGCGCAGGTCTTCCGATTCGGTACGGGTCGCCAGATCTGAGGTTCTGAGTTCCCTTTGAGTTGAGTTGCCGTCCGCGTCTGTGAGTTTATCCGCTTTGCGCTGGGCCGACTCGTTGATGCCGGCCAATTGACCGCGCTTTACCCAGCCCTCGCGCTTGGCGCGGCGGCCGATTTCCGAGTTGTGAACGCCGAACTTTTCGCCAAGCCCTGAAAACGTCGCCGTCGGCTCGCCCTCCCACTCGATGCGGATGGCGGCCCACTGGTCTGTCGTAAGCCTAGGCACCTTCCACCTCCAGGTCCAAGGCCACCGACCGATAACCGCTGACTGGGATACGATTCGGGCAAGGTGTGGCTTGGGTGCCATCCGGCCCCAGCAGCTCGGGCGGATAGAGGCTCATCGCGTGCACCACACGATTTCCGCCGGCAAGGCGCTCGGTCCAGCGACGGCAGTCGGTGCGCTCTGAGCAGTCGGCGTCCAGGCAGCGGCAGATGTCGTCAGGCAGCATGTTTCACCTCATCGCCGAGAAGGGCCCTACGCGCCCATTCCAGGGCCCTGCCGTCGCGCACCTGGTCTCCATCCACCCGCAGCACGCGCCAGCCCAGGATGGCGGCGGCGCACGCCTTCTCGCAATCCTGGGCGATGCCAGCACCGCGGGCGTGCCGGCCTCCTGTCCAACTTCCACCGTCCACCTCCAGGGCGAGCATCTGTTCCGGCCAGGCGAAGTCGAACCGCCAGCGGCGGGGCTTGGCAAAGGCCAGCTCGCGTACCGGGGTCGGGAGCCCGGCGGCACGGAGGTGGAAGGCGAGGAGGTCTTCGAGGTGGGACATGGGGCTAGACGACGATGGCCAGATGCTTACTGGGACGAGTTGCGGCAACGTAGAGACCGCGATTGAAGGCAAAGTTGCTGCGCATCTTGGCCATGTCGTTCAAATCGACGATGGCGGTATCGAAGGTGCTGCCCTGGGATTTGTGCGCGGTGATGGCATAGATGTGGCGCAGGTTGGCAAAGGCTTTTCGCAAGGCCCAGGCTTGGCCGCTGGCATGCTTGGCGGCGTCGAACGCTTCCCCTGCCAACATGCTGCCATTGGCTCTAAGTGCCTCGGCTTTCGCTTTGTTGTCGCGCAATTTTGCAAAGCG